CATCATCCTTACGAACAAAGAACTATGTCATAAAAAAGCTTTTTGAAGAGTCTGAGAGTTCAGAAAGTGATTCAGCTAGGATAAGAGCATTAGAATTGTTAGGTAAAACAGTTTCATTATTTAGTGATGTAGTAGAAACCAAATCAGCAAGGACAACTGAAGAGATTGAATCAGAAATACAAGAGAAACTAGCTAGCATATTGCAAGGTAGTTCAGATAATAAATAGAGACATCAGAAAAAGAATCCTTTTTTAGAATCAGATAACAGCTAACCCCTACCCCCCTAAAATGTTGACAGTCTACTGACTATATATACATAGTAATTTGCACAAACACACAGTAAAATCCATAAACCAAACCTGTTTTTTGCCTACCCCACCCCCTATTTTCTATATTTTTGCCCTGGGACCCCTATGTGCGTAAAAAATTTTGCAAATTTTTACCATTTTTTCTTGTTTTTTTATGTGAAGTGGTGCAATATGTTAAAGTCTGTAGAGTAATTCGCTTAGATTATCCCATATTTAGTAAATAGCTATAGTATGTTCCTACTGGTAGGTACTTACTAGTAGTTTTTTTAAGTTAGTTTGTAAATAAGTAGGGAGTATCTATGTCTAGTAACATACTAAGCAAAATTCAGAACTTAAATATAGATGAAAAACAGGAATTACTAGGACTACTAGAAGAACTAGAGCTATCTAAGTCAAGAGATGCCTGTGCAGAAAGCTTTTTGCACTATGTAAAACAGATGTGGGCGGCTTTTATCCATGGAAAACACCATGAAGTTATGGCGGAGGCTTTTGAAAAGGTATCAAATGGCGAATGTAAGCGTCTTATTATCAATATGCCACCCCGACATACTAAGTCAGAGTTCGCATCTTACCTTTTGCCCTCTTGGTTCTTAGGACAAAACCCAGACAAGAAGATTATACAAACTGCCCATACAGCAGAACTAGCTGTAGGCTTTGGTAGGAAGGTCAGAAACCTCGTAAATAGTAAAGATTTTCGCAATATATTCCCAGATGTTAGTTTGCAGGCGGATTCTAAGGCTGCGGGTCGTTGGAATACGAACAAAGGTGGTGAATATTTTGCGATTGGTGTAGGCGGTGCTGTAACTGGTAAAGGTGCAGACTTGCTTATCATCGATGACCCGCACTCTGAACAAGAAGGTGCATCTGCAGACATTAATGTTTTCAACCGCACTTACGAATGGTACACGTCTGGACCCAGACAGCGTTTACAACCAAATGGCTCTATCGTTATTGTGATGACTCGATGGCATCAAAAAGACCTTACTGGTCAAGTAGTTGATGCTAGCATAAAGCGAGGTGGAGCAGACCAGTGGCAGATAATTGAACTTCCAGCCATATTACCCTCGGGCAACCCGTTATGGTCTGAATTTTGGAAACTAGAAGAACTAGAGGCTTTGAAAGCAGAATTGCCTGCTAGCAAGTGGATGGCTCAATATCAACAAGACCCAACCGCAGAAGAAGGTGCTTTAGTTAAAAGAGAATGGTGGCAAGTATGGGAAGAAACGAATCCTCCTCAATGTGACTTCATCATACAGTCTTGGGACACCGCCTTTCTAAAAACTCAACGTGCTGACTACAGTGCGTGTACCACTTGGGGTGTATTCTATAAAGAAGATGAAGATAGCGGACAGCTAGCACCTCAACTTATATTACTAGATGCTTATAAGAAACGTTTAGAGTTTCCAGAACTTAAACAAGTAGCTTTAGAAAAATATAAGTATTTTAAACCCGATGCTTTTATTGTTGAGGCAAAAGCAGCAGGTATGCCACTGATATTTGAATTAAGGCAAATGGGCATACCAGTCAGTGAATACACACCTAGCAGAGGTAACGATAAAATATCTAGGGTTAATGCAGTATCAGATTTATTTTCTTCTGGTGTAGTTTGGGCACCCGCAACTAGATGGGCAGAAGAAACAATAGAAGAGTTTGCAGCTTTTCCAAATGCTGAACATGACGATTTAGTTGATAGCAGCACGCAAGCTTTGTTAAGATTTAGACAAGGCGGTTTTGTTCCTTTGTATTCTGATGAAGAAGAAGAAGAATTAGAGCATAACAGAAAAGCAGATTATTATTAGGAGAAAATATTGGCAATAGAAAAACAACCAGCCACACCTATAGAGGGTATGGTAGAACAAGAGCCAGATTCAGATATAAGTATTAGCGTAGAAAATCCAGATTCAGTATCAATAGAAACAGATGATGGTGGGATGATTATAGACTTTGACCCACAAGCAGATGAAATGTCTGCTGATTTTGATAGCAACCTTGTAGAGTTTATTGATGAAAACGAATTAGAACGTATTAGTTCTGAGCTTATCAATGCCTTTAACATGGATAAAGACTCTCGTAAAGAGTGGGAAGATACTTATACTAAAGGCTTAGACCAACTAGGTTTAAAGATAGAAGAACGCACACAGCCTTGGAATGGTGCTTGTGGTGTGTTTCATCCTATGCTTAGTGAGGCAGTTATAAGGTTTCAATCACAAGCTATTGCAGAACTATTCCCAGCCAAAGGACCTGTTAAGACACAGATTATTGGCAAGATGTCATCCGATAAAGAAAAACAATCACAAAGAGTTCAAGACTATATGAATTATTTGTTGACCTACGAGATGACAGAATATCGTACAGAAACAGAAAAGTTATTGTTTTCATTACCTTTAGCAGGTTCTGCATTTCGTAAAGTATATTACGACCCAACACTAGGCAGACCTTGTAGTTTATTTGTACCAAGTGAAGATGTAGTTGTTAATTATGGTGCATCTGATTTAGAAACTTGCGAACGTGCAACCCACGTTATGAAAAAATCATTTAACGATATTCGTAAAATGCAAGTGAGTGGTTTTTACAGAGATGTAGAACTAAGTGATACCAGTGATAACGTTACAGACATACAAGAAAAGTATAACGAACTAACTGGTGAAAACATGAGTGATATGTATGACCAAAGACATACACTCTTAGAAATGCAAGTTAATTTAGATTTACCAGGCTTTGAAGATACAGCTAATGGTAAACAAACAGGCATAGCTTTGCCTTATGTAGTTACTATTGATATGGCAAGCAACGTTGTATTAAGTATACGTAGAAACTATTTTGAAGATGACCCACAAAAAAATCGTAGGTCACATTTTGTTCATTATCAGTATTTGCCTGGTCTTGGTTTTTATGGCTTTGGTTTGATACACATGATAGGTGGTTTAGCAAAATCAGCAACAAGTTTATTAAGACAATTAGTAGATGCAGGAACACTGTCTAATTTACCTGGTGGTCTTAAAGCCAGAGGTCTTAGGATTAAAGGCGATGATACTCCAATAATGCCAGGTGAATTTAGAGATGTGGATGTTCCAGGTGGTGCTATTAGGGATAATATAACCTTCTTACCGTATAAAGAACCATCTGGAACGCTTTATCAGTTGCTACAAAACATAGTAGAAGAAGGAAGAAGGTTTGCTAGCATATCAGATATGAAAGTTAGTGACATGAACTCACAGGCTCCTGTGGGAACTACGCTAGCTTTATTAGAAAGAAATATGAAAGTTATGTCTGCGGTGCAAGCAAGATTACACGCATCCTTACGTAGAGAGTTTGATATTCTTGTAGGCATTATCAAAGATTTTACATCACCAGCATATCCTTATGATACTGATGAAAATGAGCAGATAAAATCTTCTGACTTTGATAATAGAGTAGATGTATTACCAGTATCTGACCCTAACGCATCTACTATGGCACAAAGAATTATGCAGTATCAAGCAGCTATGCAATTAGCACAGTCTGCACCTGAAATGTATGATTTAAAAGAACTACATAAACAAATGCTAGAGGTTCTAGGTATTCAAGATGTAGATGATGTAATACCAAGCGAAGATGATATTCCTCCAGTTGACCCAGTAACTGCAGTAATGAATTTAATCAATAATAAACCTATTAAAGCATTTGATTATCAAGACCATGATGCACACATACAAACTGTGGCTGCAGCACAAGATAATCCTGAAATACAGGCT